TTTAAAGCAATTAGCCAAAACAAATCCTGAAATTGCTCCCAAAATTCAAGATTATCTAGATAATCTTGCGAAGCCAACTGTCACTAAGGTTGATGATAAACTTCGCCCTCCTCATAAAAATGCTGTTTCTAATATTCAAAAATCTAACACTACTGACGATTTAATTAATCCCCCTTTTACTGAAGACATAAAGAAAAAAATTAATAATTATCTAGATCAATATCTTAAAAGACATACAGATATTCCAGATACTCCTGAAAATAGGACTCTCTTGATGAGAGAAAAGGCATTTAGAGAATATAAGTATCAATTTGTGCGTGAGATCATGGGTGACCAGACTAAAGGAATCGGATTCAAGTTTGCAACAGTGGTATCGGGCCCAGATACTACTGAAGTAAATATTGAAGAAGAGGAAGAACAGTATTCTAATTTAGAAATTCAAGAAAAAGGCTATATAAAATATAATATTAAGGATGGTAAATTAACGGGCGTTCGATATGTTAACGGTGAATTCGGAATGAGACCTCCAAAAAGTTAAAATATGGATAACATTCAACTTCTTTGTACTTTCACTACTAAAAAAAATTTAGAAAAAACTGTATTAGAAATTACAAATAATTATGAAATTGCCTTTGATAAAATATATGTGTTACAAAATGAAAATTATATAAAAGAATTGATATGTACATATAACATTTATACTGAAAAAGTTATATATTATGATAATGTAAAAAATACAATTTTAATACATAGAAAAAAACATACTAATTCTCTTTATACAATAAATGCAATGAACATAATAATTAAAGAAATGAACAACGGAGTATTAGACAATAAAATGGTTGTTCCTTGGAACAATTATAGTAACATGTTATTAACAACAGATGGAGAAACATTAAAAAAATTATCAACTAGAATTTTTAAAATAATTTCGTTATAAAACAAACATAGGAGACTGGTTATGGCAAAGAAAAAACAATCAACATTATACTTTTTTTATACAATTGGCTGTGCATTTTGCAAAAGGGTAATGCCTTTTGTAGATGAACTAATTAGTGAAGGTGTTGAAATTCTAAAACTAGATTTAGCTGAAGAAGATAATAAAAATCTTGAAAAAGAAATCAAAAAGAAATTTGACATTAAATGTGGAACCCCTTTATTTGTTGATGCTAAAACAGGTAATTATTTTTGTGGTTTTAGAGAAAAAGATATAATTAAAAAGTGGTCTGAAGGAGAGAAAATTCCCGAACCACCAAGACCAACTGGACCAGCACCAAAAGTTCCATTTCAAGATGCAACACAAGAAGAGCTCAAAAAATGGAAAAAAGAATATAATGAATGGACAGAAAAAAATTCAAAATTATCTAATATAAAAACGGCAAGTGAATTATTAAAAATGCCTCGACCAAAATCTGATCCACCAAGACCTCCAATGGGAAATCAAAGCCCTGAACAATTGAAGAAATGGAAAGAGGGATATGAAAAGTGGCATAAAGAAAATCAACATTTACCAAATCTTTTACCACCAGATGAAATTATGAAAAGAATTGAAATGATGAAAAATAGACAACAGGGAGCTCAACCCGGATCTCCACAAGTTAGTCCAAATATTGAAAAACGATTAACAGCAATAGAGAATAATCTTAATAAGTTAATAAGACATTTGGGAGTAAAATAAGTCAATTTAAATTCAAACCAAAACCAACAGTAGAAAGAGAAGCTACTGAAAAGGAAATGGAGTGTATTGAGAAAACTGAGACAATGATTTTTCAAGAAAAAGTACTTCCTCCCGTTCCACAAATGGTAAGAAGTTTAGCAATTGAACATTGGCGTTCCTTAAAAGCTTTTATTAAAGGTAAACAAGTAATTGCTTCACAAGAGGAAGCAGAGAGAAGGTTTGAAATATGCAAAAATTGTCCAGAGTTATTATACGATGAGACAAATCCAGATACTGGAAAAAGAGATGGGCGCTGTCCACTCTGTGGTTGTTTTATGAATGTAAAAGTTCATTATGCAACAGCAGAATGCCCATTAGAAAAATGGACAAAAGAGTGTGATCACCAATGTGATTGTACTTGCAGAGAATGTTAATAATTTTTATTTACATTTATTCTGAAAAAATGTTATATTAAATAGTGAACCTAAACAATAAAACAGGAGGATAAAACCTAATGGATATTAACGCAATCAAATCACGTTTGACTCAATTACAGTCACAAACATCAACAGCCGACTCGTTCTGGAAACCAGATCCCGGCAAAACTCAAATCCGAATTGTTCCATACAAATTCAATAAAGATAATCCATTTTGTGAATTATATTTTCATTATGGATTGGGACAAAATAAAACACTTTTGTCACCAGTTTCTTTTGGGCGTCCAGATCCAGTTAATGAATTTGCAATGAAACTAAAATCAACTGGGGATAAAGATGAATGGTTACAAGGTCGAAAAATTGAACCAAAAATGAGAACCTATGTACCTGTCATTGCCCGAGGTAAAGAAGATGAAGGTGTAAAGTTTTGGGGTTTTGGAAAAACAGTATATCAAGAATTACTTGGATTTATAGCAGATCCAGATTATGGTGATATTACTGATCCAATGACTGGACGCGATATTGTTGTTGAGCGCCAAACACCGGCAGAAGCAGGTAATCAATATGGTAAAACAACAATTCGAGTAAAACCAATGCAAACGCAAATCACAGAAGATGCTAATTTACTTGAAAAGATTTTGGAAGATCAAAAAGATATCAACGAAATCTATACCGAACCATCTTATGATAATCTTAAAGAAGCACTTCAAAATTATCTAAATCCGACAGAAGAAGATACTGATAGTGGTGAGAAAAACAATACCCAAGTGACAAATAGTGTTGAAACCACATCGAATGTAAACGACGCGTTCGATAAACTTTTCGACGAAGATTAAGATAAGCAGATAAGCAGAAATCGGGAGCTGATTATTTTCGGCTCCCTCTTTCATAATTGGAGGTTATAGAGATGACAGATAAAGATAATTTAGCGCAAGTCATTGCAGGAGAATTAAACAAACAATTCAAACATCAGCAAGTTGCATATTTTTTGACGGAAAATGATAACCCAACTGATGTAAAAGAATGGATCCATTCAGGTTCAACAATTCTTGATTTAGCAATTTCTAATAAGCCAAATGGTGGTTTTGCTGTTGGTAAAATTGTTGAACTGAATGGACTTGAAGGTTCTGGAAAATCATTAATTGGAGCACATGCTCTTGTTTCTACACAAAAGAAAAATGGAGTAGCTGTTTATGTTGATACAGAAAGTGCTGTTTCACCAGAATTTTTAGAAGCAATTGGAGTAGATACTTCAAAGATGTTATATGTTCATCTAGAAACAGTTGAAGAAATTTTCGAAACTATTGAAACGATTGTTACAAAAATTAGAGAATCAGATAAAGATAAACTTGTTACGATTCTTGTAGATTCTTTGGCAGCAGCATCAACAGAAGTAGAAATGGATTCTGATTTTAATAAGGACGGTTGGGCAACAAGTAAGGCAATCATAATTAGTAAAGCACTGAGAAAAATTACTCAAATGATTGCAAGACAACAAATTTGTTTAATTTTTACTAATCAGTTAAGACAGAAGCTTGGTGTGACTTTTGGTGATCCTTGGACTACATCGGGTGGAAAGGCACTACCATTTCACGCATCAACAAGAATTCGTTTAAAAAATGCAGGTCAAATCAAAGATAAATCAAACAATACAATAGGTATCAAAATGAAGGCTCAGGTCATTAAAAACAGACTTGGACCACCAATGAGAACAGCAGGTTTTTCTTTATATTTTGATAAAGGAATTGATGATGCTGGAAGTTGGTTACAAGTAATGAAAGATCATAAATTAGTTAAACAGAGTGGAGCTTGGTATACATTAATTAGAGAAGATACTGGAGAAGAAATCAAATTTCAATCAAAAGTTTGGAGTGAAAAACTTGAAACAGTAGACGGATTAAAAGATTATTGTTATGAAAAAATTTGTAAAGCCTATATTCTAAAATACGATTCGGGTAACTTGGGAATTGATGATGTTCGGGAGATCGAAGAAGTTGTAGATGAATTATAAAGTTGATCAATCTCGACTTTTAGAAGTTTTTTCACAAGTAGAAAACGAAAAGAGAGAAGAACTAACTCTTAATAGTAAGGTATTGATTATTGATGGGTTAAACTCATTCTTACGAGGTTATGCTGCCAACTCAGCACTTAATGACAACGGTCAACATTTTGGTGGTGTGGTGGGTTTTCTTCAAACAATTAAATATGCAATTGCTAGAATTAAACCTACTCGTTGTATCATTACTTTTGATGGAAAAGGTGGTTCTAAGAAAAGACGAAAAATTTATCCAGAATATAAACAAGGTAGAAAAGTAAAGAGAAGATTCAATAGAAACGTAAATGTTCCGAATATAAATGAGGAACAATCAATGATATTCCAATTGCAGAGACTGGTAAATTATTTAGAACAATTACCAGTTACAATTATTTCAGTTGATAATATTGAGGCTGATGACACCATTGCTTATATTACTAAACAGATTTTAACAGATAGTAAAATTATAATAATGAGTACAGACCAAGATTTTTTACAATTAGTAGATGAAAGAATTTCAGTTTGGAGTCCAACAAAAAAAACCCTATTTAACGAAGATAGGTTTGAAAATGATTTTGGATTACCCTCAAAAAATTACTTAACAGCGAAAGTATTAACGGGGGACAAATCAGATTCTATCAATGGTGTAAATGGAGCAGGATTAAAAAGTATCATTAAATATATCTCTCCAATTTCACAAAATAAAGAGTTTAATGTAAAGCATCTATTAGAGTTCGTAGAAAATGATAAAAGTGAAAAAAAGCTTATTGAGAATATCAAAAATAGTGTTAATTTAATTAAACGGAATTATCTATTGATGCAATTACAAAATGTAGATATTCCTGGTCACACTAAGCTTAAAATTCAAGAGGGAGTTCGTAAAGACATTCCACAATTAGTAAAGCATCAATTTTTAGTATTATTTATTCAAGATAAAATACAGGGACAAATTAAAGATGTAGAAGGATGGTTAAAGGAGTTTATTAGATTAGATATGTTTAGGAAGGCAGAAAAGAATTGATTAAAAAAATATCAGAATATGGATATAATTTTCAAATTAAATTACTGGTTGGTTTTTTAACCGACTCGACATTTATTGAACAGATTCATGATATTTTAGATGACCGTTATTTTGAAAGTGATTCAATTCGCTGGATCACGAGACAATGTAAGGAATACTTCTTAGAATATCGTATGCCAATTACAATGGATGTTTTCAAGGTGAAGATGAAGGAAGTTGAAAATGATATTCTGAAAACAACAGTAAAGTCCGACTTAAAAGAAGT